GATGAAGGTGACGACTGGCGCGATGAAGCCTGCTGGATAAAAGCCAACCCGAATTTGGGCGTCTCGAAAAAAATAGACGATCTGCGCATGAAAGCCACGCGCGCCGCGAAGATGCCAGCAGCGCAGAATAACTTCCTGCGGCGCGAATTGAATGTTTGGGTGCAGGGCGATTCCAAGTGGATGGATATGGATGCATGGCGCAAGTGCGGCGGAAAAATCCCTGCGTTGGAATTGCCAGAGCATCTCAAAGGTCGTACGGCATTTGCTGGATTAGATCTATCAAGCACATCTGACTTGACCGCTTTCGTTTTGGTGTTTCCGGCAGAGGATGGGTTCATCGATGTGGTTGCACGCTTCTGGCTGCCGGAAGATGCGATTGAGCCGCGCACGCAAGAAGGCACGCATTATGACGAGTGGGTGCGTGAAGGCTATATCGAAAAGACTGATGGAAACGTGATCGATTACGGCCTGGTGTTTGAGCAGATAAAACAGGATGCAACCGATTATTCAATAGAGCGGATTGCCTTCGACCGGTGGGGAGCTGCACGCGTTGTGCAGGTGCTTCAGAACATTGGCATGACGATGGTGCAATTTGGGCAGGGATACCAGAGTATGAATCCGCCGATGCAAGAATTGGAGCGGCTTTTACTCTCTGGGAAGATCCGTCACGGCAACAATCCAGTGCTGACCTGGATGGCAGATAATGTTGTGGCGCACATGGACCCGGCGGGCAACATCAAACCGGACAAGGAAAAATCAAAAGATAAAATCGACGGCATCGTGGCGCTGATCATGGCAATTGACCTGGCGTTGCGAAATGAAGTGGTCAATCTTGATGATATTTTGAGCGATGACTGGGGCATGTAATTGACTTGACTTCCTTTGCACTCGGCGGCCTACTGTTGGCTATAAGGAGAGCAGCGATGAAAAAATCAATCTTGGAAATCAAACGAGAGTACGCCAAAAAACGCAACATGGCCAGCAGCGAAGAGAGCCTGATGAAATATGAAGAAAAACAGGCAGAGATCAAAAAATTACTGAAGCAAATCGAAGCAGGATTAGAGAAGCACGACCGCGACGCAAGCGGCAACGGTGGGCACCACTGGGGGTACGTTGGGGATTTGAGCAGCATCGCGGACACTTTGACGGATCTCAGAGATCGTTTGCACAGAACGGGCGAATATGCAGAAGTAGTTAGCACTGGAACGGTATACAACCGCAAAGGCAACCCAGTCAAGGTGGTGGTACCATGACTTATCAAACGGACCCAAAGGAAATTTACACGCTGGAGCTTGCTCAGCTCCAGCGTTGTTTTTCAGAACTGCAAAAGATTGGCGAAGGTGCGAGCGAGATCTCTAAAGTGGGATGGCGGCAGGTTGAATATTTACGACATGTGAATTTCATTATTCAGGAAGCAATCATGACAGGGGAAATTCTTTTAAATCAGCCCTTGACAAAATAGTACGCATGTTCTAAAATTCAAATCGATAAGCGCTTGGGTGCCCCCCTCACCCCGGCGTTTATCATTTAATAAAGCATTGACATTTCAACTTGCATGGCTATAATTAGGGAAGTAAGCTAAAAATTGAGTTTCCGCTGAATTGCGGATCACGTCGGAAGTAACGCCCGACGATTCTCGAAAGAGAGTCGTCGGGCGTTTTTGTTTGCACTTTTGCCGGAGGATTATGCCAAGAAGCACATCATTACAGCCAGAAGCAACGAAATTATGACAACAGGGGATTATCTGGGACTTTTGATTCAGGTCCCGCTTGTTGGCGTTTTTATTTGGTTTGCTCTGAGATTGGTTTCCATGTTTCTAGATTCTCTCGAAAAGCGCGATCTGCAATGGCAGAACTTTCTAAAAGAGCAGCGTGAAGCTACCAACACTTCGATGAGTAATTTGGCGGCACGGCTTGGCGATGAGATGAAAGAGATCAGCAAGGAAGTCTCTGAACTGCGCGGAAGAATCCGAGAATGAATTCAAAACCAAAACGCAACAAGGCTCGAACGTGGATCAAGAAATATAACGATGAGCTGCTGATCGTGGCAGGTTTTGCTTTGATTCTGATCGGCTCTTATTGCGTTTATCCGGTGGCTGCATGGTTCGTGGGCGGCGTGGAATTTTTGATCTATGCCTATCTCGTCGCGTGGAGTAACCAGAAATGATCCTGCACAAAGCTTTATCTCGGCTCAATAAACGACAGGCGGCGACATTTGCAAATGCTACAACCACGCCGCAGAGTCTGCCGGAGTTGATCGGCAATCTGGGGATGAAGACGCGATCGGGGCAGGTGGTGACGCCTGAGAATTCGAAGAATGTTGCGACCGCGTATCGATGCGGGAACATCATCACCGACGATATTGCCAAGATGCCGCTGCAAACTTTGATCAGCCAATATCCGGGCGACATTCAGCGCATGAGGCCGGATGTGATGATGCAAAACATCGCCTACCGGCTGGAAGTGCAGCCGAACCGCTGGTGGACGCCGTTCTGGTTCAAGAAAGTGGCATCGCTGTGGCTTGTGCATTGGGGCAATGCTTACATTTGGAAGCCGCCTGTTTATTCAAACGAACTTTACATTTTGCCTTCGAATGCGACCTATCCTGTTTTCGATCAGGACGGTGCGCTGTGGTACATGACCAAGTTCTATGGCGACACGAAGGAGACGCCCATCCCAGCTGCAGAAGTGGCGCATTGGATGATCAACCCGGACCCGACCGGCTTTATCGGTCGCGGAGTCATACAGTTCGCGCGCGAAACGATCGGCCGCCAGCTGGCAGGCTACTCGTCGCAGGGCGGGTTGTTCAAGAACGGTTTATCAGCAGCGGGCATCTTATGGCTGAACGGTGAGAGCAAAAAAGATGCACGCCAAAAAGTGCGCGAGATGTACGAAGAAGTAATGAGCGGCGATGAAAATGCAAACCGCATTGCCATACTTGATAACAAAGTAAGCAAGTTCGAGCCGGTGACGATGCAGCCGAAAGATATTCAGTTCCTGGAATTGCTGCGGGATAACGATATCGCCATCATGAATTTCTACGGTGTGCCCGCATACAAGCTCAACACCGGCAAGCAAGCCTACAACAGCAACGAACAACAAAACCTGGACTATCTCTCTTCGACGCTGGACCCGTATCTGGTGCAAATTGAAGAGTCAGCGCGTTTGAAATGGATCAGCGTGCAGGAGCAGAGCACGACTTTCTTCCGCTTCGAACGCTCGGCCTTGTTCCGCACAGACGCCAAGAGCCGCGGCGAATATTTGAACGCCGCCATCCAGAACGGCCGCATGACGCCGAACCAGGCGATCCAGATCGAAGACCGACCGAAGAACAGCAATCCTGCCGCCGACCTGCTGTATATGCCAGCCAATATTCAACCAATGGGTGCGGCCGCCAAACAAGGAGCAACCAATGCCTAACGAACCGATCCGCTGTTTCGATGGAAACGGCAAACCCCACGAAGCCTTCTGGACTTTCCGCAATGCGGCTGAGACTGATAGCGGCGAAGTGGAACTGGAGCTGTATGGAACCATCTCCGAATTCAGTTGGTTCGGCGATGAAGTTACCCCGAAGATGTTCAAGGATCAGTTGTATGCCAATGGAAAGAATGGACCGGTGACGGTGCGTGTCAATTCCTACGGCGGCGATCTGATCGCGGCTTCAGTGATGGCGGCCACGCTGCGCGATTACCCGGGCACGATCACGGTCAAGGTGGACGGCATTGCGGCAAGCGCAGCGGTGATGGTGGCGATCGCAGGCGATAAGACGCTGATCAACGCCAGCGCGTACATGATGATCCACAACCCGATGGTGGGCATCATGGGCTACTACGGCGTGGACGATCTCAAGGGATTGATCGACCAACTCAAATCCATCAAAGACGGCATCGTGGAAGGTTATGCAGCCAGAACCAAGATGGATGCCGAGAAACTCTCGAAGTTGATGAACGATGAAACTTGGATGACGGCCAGCGAAGCGGTTGCTCTCGGCTTTGCAGACGGAGTCATCAGCGGATCGAGCAAGGCCGCCAATGTTGCCCAGTTCAGCAATCAACTCAAGACCCAATTTATCAACATCCCACGCGCGCTGCTGAATCAAACCAGCAATGATCAGCGGCCTGCAGTGGATGAAGAAAAAGCGCACAAGGCAAAGCGCCTGGTCGCTCAAGCCAATATGTATTTGAAAAAGGAGATGTAAGAACATGGATATTAAAAGTCTGTACGACCGTGTCTTGAAAGCGGACGCTGAGCGCCATCGCATTGCGGCGGAGATCGTGCGTCTGAACGATGCAGATAAGCTCGACGAAGCTCTCCAAATGCAAGCGCCGCTGGATAAGGCGAATGCAGAATATGAGGGCGTGAACAAGCTGTATCTCTCAGCATTGGCCACCACCAGCAACAGCGGCGGCGATCCGGCGAAGCGCTTTACGCAAGCTGGCGGCACTCAAAGCCAACAACCGCCGGAAATCGAAAACCTGCGCGCCACGCCGGAATATCGCGACGAGTGGCTCAGAGCCTTCCGCGCTGGCGTCACACCTGAGAACGTAAACGAAAAAGGCGGCTCAGATCGCTTCCCGCGCCTGATCAATGCGTTGACCGAAACGGGCGGCTCGCCTGCCGGTTCCGAAGGCGGCTTTCTCAATCCGGTGGATTTCGATGGAAAGATCATCGAGCTGCAGCGCTTGTATGTTGATCTTGCCAGTTACGTCAACGTGGAGGAAGTCATCACACTCACCGGCTGGCGCGTGATCGAACAGTTCGCCGCTGCACTGCCGTTGACCAAGAGCACCACGGAGATCGAAGAACGCACCACCGAAGGCGAATCGCCTTTGTTCAGCAAAATCGATTATTCGCTCGATGAATACCGCGACTTTCTTCCGGTGAGCAATAACTTTATGGCGGACACACCGGTCAACATCATGAATTATCTGGCGAGCTGGTTCAGCAAGAAGGTTGTGCTCACCAATAACAGCCTGGTCTTGGACTTGCTCAATGGCATCACCGGAACCAACGTCACGGATAAAACCACGACTTTGGATGTTATCAAGACCACGCTCAACAAAACACTCGACCCGATCTTTTCGGCGAACGCGACCATCTTCACCAACCAGAGCGGTTTGGAAGTTATGGATCAGCTCAAGGATGGTGACGGCCGTCCGATGCTGCAACCGGACCCGACCAACGCAACCGCATTCCGTGTGAAAGGCCGACCGGTTGTGTTCTTGAGTGATGCGCACTGGGGAAATGTCAGCGGCAAGAGTCGCATCGCGATCGGCGATGGCCGCTCGTTCATGACGATCTTCCGCCGCGCTGGGTACGAATTCTCATCCACGAATATCGGCGGCAAGGCCTGGCGCTCGAACAGTACTGAAGTGCGCGGAATTGCCCGCCTTGACAGTGCTGCGATGGACACTGGCGCGATGACCGTTTTGAAAGTCACGTTGTAGGCGTGCTATGAGCCAATTCCCGTTTACGACAAAAGTCCATGAGGCCGACAGCGGCGATACGCTGGTTGTTGAGTCTGGCGGCAAGTTGTCCATCCAGGCAGGCGCAATCGTGGAAGGCTTGAACGTCAAGCAGTATGTCTTTCACGGTGCGGCTGCAGCTGGACCGGTGACCGTTACTGGAGTCAAAGTTGGCGACAAAGTCTTGAGCGTGAGCAATCTGACGGATGTGGCCAATGATGCTTCATATTTTGAAAGCACGGTGACCGTGAACAATCAGATCCAGCAAACCAGCGCTTCGAACCTGACCACCAAAACCTATGTGGCGCTGGTGCTCGCCGCCATCTCGTAACGCATTCGGGATGCCCACCTTCCCATCCCTTTGCGGGCTTCCGCCGTCCGGTCTCACTTTAGAGGCCGGGGCGGAACGCCTCAACTGAAAGAATTTATGACCAACATACTGACCGCTGCACAGGCCGCTAATTTTCTGAGATCCACTGCAGATGACGCAGTGATGTTGCAGTTCCTGCCGTTGATCGATTCGTATTTGGAGAATGCGACCGGCCACGACTGGACTGGCGATGATCCGATCCACCCGACAGCCATTATTGCGGCTGGCATGCTGCTGACTTTTTGGTACGACAACCCGGGGCTGGTGGGTGTTGCACCGGAAACGGTCATGAGTCAGTTGGTGCAGTTGGAGGTCGAAGCGATTAAACATCGCAAGTATCAATTCGCCGGTCTGGCTGGTGCAGGATCGATCAAGCTGACAGGCGCGCTTAAAGGCGATCAGGTGATCAAGCTGCTCGGCATGTATGGAGTGAGCGGCGATCAAAAAGCAAACTTCGAAAGCGCGATCAGTGTCACCGATCATATCCAGCAAACCAGCGGCAGTGATCTGTCCGGTAATCTATATGCGGTTGTGCTCAAGAGTCCATTCGATGATGTGAGCGTGTGATGGCTGATTTTTCCGCTAATGCCGGTGACCTGCAGACGCGCATCACGTTCCAAGTGCCGACGATCAATAAAGATGATGGCGGCGCGCAAGTGCCAAGTTACGAAAATGTGGCAAGTCACCCGACTGTGTGGTCTGCGTGGGTCTACGATCATGGACAGGAGTCTGTGCAGGGCAATGCTGTGCAATCTGTACAGCGGGCAACTGTGACCATACGTTATCGCTCTGATGTGACCGGAGCGTGGCAGGTGGTAAAGGATGATGGGTCGAAGTGGGCGCTGATTTCTGAGCCTGAGAATGTTCAGGATCGCAACCGCTGGAGCGTGTTTCGCGTGGAGCGCGTGAAAGGCACTATCTGATGAAAGCCAGATGGAATGTCAAAGGCCTGGATGAATATCTTGAGCAATTGGTCGCTGCGGAAAAAGATGTAGACAAAGTTGTCAGCGATGTGCTGAACGAAACATCGCAATATGCACTCGGTACTCTGCTTCACTTTCTTTATGCGTCATCCGAGACTTGGACAGGCTCGACCGCCAAAACGCTTTTCGCGACGCCGGTCCAGATCGATGGGAATTACATCTATATCGAGATCGGCGCTGACGTCAAACAGGATCCGGCAGGTTGGTACAAGGAATTCGGCAGACCGAGCCAGGCAGCGGAACCATTTTTAAGACCGACCCTTCAGCTTTATCGCAACAAGGAATTGAAAAGGCTGATGGGAAAAGTTCTCGAGCAAATGGGATTGCCGACATCATGATCACTATTTTCGAGCGTGTTGAAAGTGCTCTTAATACATTATCGCCTGCAGTCCCGTATGCACTTTCGCCCTACAAGGGCACATTACCAGATCTATATATCGTTCATCAACTGATCAATTCGCCCGCTGTGAGTCACTTCGACAATGCTGAAGCTGCCCGCGACAATATTGTGCAGATCACGATCTGGAACAAAGCAGGATTGGCCGTGCTGCCTGATGTGGATACCGCCATGAAATCTGCTGGCTTTCAAAAAGGCGATATGCATCAACTGCCGCAAGACCCAGCCACTCTCCATTATGGATTGGCGATTGATTATCACTATTTTGAAGTTAGTTTGTAAAAAGGAGAAAACATCATGGGCTACACTGTTGTTAAGGGCGTAGACAAACTCTACTATGCCAAAGTTATTCAAGACGATGCTTTCGGTTACGTGGCTGACACTCCGGTGGCGTTGGCACCGATGAAGACGTCGGTGCAGACCCCAGCCGTGAACAGCAAAACCGAATATTACGACAATCAGCCGTTTTTGGTTTTGATGGCTGAGGGCGAGACCAAGATCAAAATGGATGTTACGCGGCTGCCGCTGAGCGTGCAGGCTGACATTCTTGGCAAGGTCTACGACTCGACCACGGACAGTCTGTATGACAACGGCTCGATCCCGCCGGATTGCGCGCTGGGTTTCCGTGCGAAAAATTCGGACGGCACGTATACCATGATCTGGTATTTCAAAGGAAAATTCGCGCCCTTCGTGGAAGAGGCGAATGCAGAAACCGATACGCCAGATCCCAAGGGCATCAGTCTCGAATTCACAGCAATCCGTACCACATATCAATTCGCCTTGAACGGTTCTGTCACTGACGCGACGAAGCGGCGCATCAGCACCAAGCAGGCCGACATGGCCACCTGGTTCAACCATGTGCAAGTTCCGACCAATGGCACGCCAAGTGCGTTGACCTGCACTCCGGCTCCGGCCGATGGCGAGACCGGTGTGGTTGCATCCATTGCGCCGACATTGACATTCAACAATGCGCTGGTGACCGGCACGGCTGGCATTTTGCTGACCGAGAACGATGGAACGATCGTGACTTGCACGATCGCCATTAACACGGCCAACAAGGTTGTCACCATCACGCCAGGCTCGAACTTGACTTCAGCCGCGAAGTATTTGATCACTGTGGCTGGTGCGAAAGATATTTACGGCCAGACGCTAACGAATGCGGTGTACGACTTCACCATCGCGTAAACCAATCTCAAACTGATCAACACGCCCGCGATTCATTTCGCGGGCGTGAAAATGGAAGGATGCCATGTTACTTACACCGATCAAACTCACGTTTTACGATCGTAAGACTCAAGAAGCAACCAAAGAATTTTCGCAGTCTGTCATTACGTTTGGAATGCTGCTGCGCGCTTCGCAGCTTTCCGAAATTATCGAAAGCGCGGAAAAGAAAGAAAAAAAGTGGTGGATGTGGTGGGAGAAAAACATCACCAAAGAGGAAGAGCAGATTAACGCCATGTTGAAACTGGTGGTTGATTTATTTGACAATCAATTCACGATCGACGAGCTGCGAGATGGCGCAGATGTTTCGGATGTGGTGACAGTGCTGCGCTCGATCACGAGCCGCGCGACAAACATCATGACTGCAAACCCTACTCAGCCGCGCAGGCGGCATCCAGTGAAAAAGGATACTGGCTCCTAGATATCCAGTTGTATTTCGTGGAGGTCTGTCATTGGACGCTGAATGCGATCAATGAAACGGACATCGATCTTTTATTTCCGCTGATCTTGTATTCGTCGTGGCGGCGTTCGCAGAAAAGCGAAGCGCCTGGCAGGGAACCGGAACGGGAAGCGTATGCAGATCAGTTGCAGTTGTAGGAATTGCCAATGGGCGAAGCAGTAGATAAACTTTCTGGAAAGCTGGGAGTTGATACAAGCGACTTCAAAACCGGTATGGCAGCGGCCAACCGGGAATTGCGCGTTCTGGAAAGCGGCTTCAGAGCGAATACAGCGGCAATGGGCGATTGGTCGCAAAGTTCAGCAGGACTCGAAGCGCGCGCAAAATCACTGACCAGCCAGATCGACATTCAAAAATTAAAAGTAGCAGCACTGCGTGAAGAACATCAGCGCCTGGTGGATGAAAACGGCGCTAACAGCCGCGCAGCTCAGGACGCCGAGATCAAGCTCAACAAAGAAACTGAAACACTCGGCAAAATGGAGAACGAGTTAGGCAATACAGAAACACAACTGCAAAGCATGAAGGGCGGCGAGCAGGAAGTTGGAGAGAAAGCAGAACAGACCGGAAACAAACTACAGACGCTGAAGGGCGTGCTGCATGGCTTGGGTGATGCTACTAAAGTGGCAATCGCTGGAGTCGTTGCACTTGGCGCGGCCAGTATTGCAACCATCGCCATGATCACAGGACTGGTGACGGCATCTGCAAAAACAGCCGATGAATTGGTCACGCTATCCGATCAAACAGGTATTTCAACCACACGCCTGCAAGAGATGAAATACGCGGGCGATATCCTAGGCACATCGGTCGATACGATTACCAGCTCGATGGCCAAGATGACGCGCTCAATGGCTTCTGCGAAAGATGGCACCGGCGCGCAGGCGGATGCCTTCAAAGCGCTGGGCGTTTCGGTTGTCGATTCAAACGGTAACCTGCGCGACCAGCAATCTGTTTTTAACGACACGATCGATGCGCTTGGAAAAGTACAAAACCCGGCAGAGCGCGATGCGCTGGCGATGGATATCTTGGGAAAGAGCGCCCAGGAACTCAACCCGCTTATCAAAGCAGGGTCCGGGGAACTGGCGCGGCTCAGCGAAGAAGCGCACAAAAATGGCGCGGTCGTTTCCACAGAAACAGTCTCTGCGCTCTCCGCCTTGCAAGATCAAATGGATGGCTTGAGGAATGGTCTATCTGGCCTCGGCATGTCGATTGCGGGTGCGTTCGCTCCGTTCGCCAGCGACATCCTAACCAAAGCCACCGGCTATTTGCAGGAACTGGTGCAGATCATCAACAATCCGGATGCGAGCGTGGGCGGCAAAGCCAATGGCATCGCGGCTTTGTTCGTGCGCATGGTCACCGATCTTTCAACAGCCGCGCCGGATATTTTGAAGGGCGCGCTGACCATGATCCAGAGTCTGGTCAAGGCCTTGACTGGCGCGCTGCCGCAATTGCTGCCTGCGGCGATATCCATTTTGAAAATGCTGATCCAGTTCATCGTTCAGAATCTGCCGGTGCTGATCAAGGCGGGCGTGCAGATCCTTTTGATGCTGGTGAACGCCATCATCGAAAATTTGCCGATGCTGATCGATGCGGCGCTGCAGGCCATCATCACATTGGCCAATGGCATCGCGGATGCGCTGCCGACATTAATTCCGGCTGTCATTCAAGCCATTCTGACCATCGTGCAAACGCTGATTAAAAATCTGCCGATGCTGATACAGGCAGCACTTGCTTTGATTCTTGGATTAGCCAATGGCCTGGTGGCCGCGCTGCCGATTTTACTTCCGTATTTGCCGATCATCGTCAAAGGGATTGCAGATGCGCTTGTGCAATCGCTGCCTATGATTGCTCGGGCGGCTGGGGAATTGATCGCTGTGTTAGCCACCGGATTGATCGAGAATCTTCCAACACTGATCGAATCGGCTTTGCAGTTGATCTATGCCATTTATGACGCCATTGGGCCGGAAGCTCAGGCCGGCGCTATGTGGAACATTGCCAAGGGATTGGTTGATGGCCTGATCCAGGGCTTTGATGATAACTGGAACAATCTCGTTAGCAACCTAACCGCAAACTTTACTGCCCTGCTTAATTATCTAAAAGGTTTATTAGGCATCGCATCTCCTTCCAAGCTATTTGCTGAGATGGGCAAGTTCTCTGTGATGGGCTTCGAAGCCGGATTTATGAAGGAGATGGCAGGCATGCAGCGTAGGTTGGGCGGAGTCATGTTCGATTCGATGGGCACACTTGGCAATGCGGCTTTGGCAGGATCAAGTGCAAGTAATTCGGAATCATATTCATTCTATGCTCCAGTCGTTTTCCAGGGAGCGCCTTCCAGTGGCATGGGGCAGGCCATGAAACGCAGGAGATATTAATGGTCAAGAACACTGCGAAAACTTTCAACGGCAGCTCGATCTATACTTCAAATTATCGTGCGACTATCTTGAATGCTGGTCGTCTCCCTGCAGCACAGGCCATGCTTGTCGAACAGGTCAATGCCGATTCTGATCTGGCCGGTTCGTACACCGTCGATTCGCGCTATATCACGGTCTCGATCTTGATCCTGGATTATGCCAACCGCGACATACATGAAGCCACGCTTAAGAATATTTTCCTGCGTGGAACGCGCGGTAATCTGGTAACAACCTTCAAGGACGATGGCCTTGATTATTATCTCGATTGCATGGTGCTGGATTTCTATCAGGATCCGGATTACCCCACGCGATACATCGCATATTTGCAAAGCACACAGACAGCCTGGCGCGCTGTCAATGTGGACACGCTCAGCGACTGGAATGTTTCCCTAACTGGCGGAACAACAACGTTTAATAACGCAGGTCTTGCAGATACACGATTGTGCCTAACACTCAGGCAAACTGCAGCTCCAACGGTAGGCTATCTTTATCAGAATATTTATAGATTGCCGAACATTGTCAATATCAACTATGGTTCCATTTGGTATTGCATCACGATGGATACTGCCACGTTAATTGCAGGGTTGAAGATGCAGTCATCCTGCAACGACCTGCGCATCATATTGAATGGCGAGAGCGTGCCGCGCTGGATCGCCAATCCGAACAGCGCATCTACAAAGGTCTGGTTCAAGCTCAACATCAATGGCGGCTATAACCTGAAGTTGGGTGCAGCCATTACAAACACTAATGCTCTGCCTGGCAATATCATCCAGTTTGCTGTAGATGCGAACCATCAGAAATATATCGCGGCTATGCCCAACACCGGTGTGATCTATCATGGCACGGAATGGATGGCTTACAAAGGTAAAAATCCGACCAAATGCCAGCTGACGATCACCACACGCGGTGTATTCGGAACTACCCAACAAACGCATGCAGTCAACGATGTGTTCGTTTTTATCCAGAACGTGGTGCAAGTGAAGTATGGCAATTCTGCTGTGGGTGATCCATCCACCCTGGACGTGAACTACGATGCCGACAAGCCGCCGTTCGATCTTTCAGCCAGTGACAACAGCAAGTGGGTCTTTACCACTTCAACCAAATTCACCGATGTATTTAAATCGTTCGACACAACGAACGGTGATATGAGTCATCCATATTTCATTACTCAAGATGCTGAAAGTGGAAATCCCGCTCTCGGCTCGACGTTCTCAACATTCTTGCGGTCAGGTGTGTATCAGGCTGTGAATGGGGCTGTAGGCTGGGTCTTTAATTACGCTGGCGGCCTCAGTAAGATCTCAGCGACCGGACAGAAATATCGTAACTCTGGAAGATGGCCAATCACCGTGGCATTACAGCGTTCTTCAGATGGAATCACTTATTACAACATTCAGAATGAAGCGACACCGGATGCGGCTGGCGCATGGTCCGCGATCGCGGCCATTTCCAGTCTGAGTCTTCCTGCTGGAACGAAATATATTCGTTCGGTGATCTCCGGACAATTCCCTGGCGGCGCGAACTATTACGCCATGTATGAATTGCTCACAGTGACGGCGGAGTTCACGACTTATCCAAGCGGCGCATTCCTGGGAGAGACCAGCAATGGCACGTTGGATTTGACCATTACCAATACCACGACCGGTGATGCAATGATCTTCGATTACGCCATGATCTTGAACAAAGATTTTGTTTTCGATGGCGAGAATTACACCGTGCAATTCGATAGTTTGGATATCGCCGATGCACTTCGGTTGGATGATATGGGCCGGTCGATATGGATTCGCCTGAAGCCTGGCAACAATAGCATTACGTTAACTTCCCCGGACACAGGCACGCTGAAAGTTTCGCCAAGCTATTATCGGAGACGGTTATGAGCCGTGTGATTGTTTTCGATCTGGATAATCGCGCGCTTTCTCCGGAATTTACTGCGGAGGTTGATCGTGCGTATTTCATCAGCGGCTCACGGTCTGTATTGAGTGGAGGCTCGACCGGTTTTGTAATCAATGATGCGCTGGCTGATAGCGGCTTGTTGGAATTCGGACGCATGATCATGATTCAGCGCACAGGGCTGCCGAACTATGCCGCAGTCATCGATGCGCCGTGGAAAGCTACATCCCCAGTGAAAGTCTCAGTCTATAACGCTGAATATTTATTGTCCATCCGATCTCCAAACACACCGCTAAAAATGACCGGCTCATTTGAGTCGATCATGAATCAGCTGATCACGCAGGCGAACCTGCAAGAGGAAATGAATGTGCGTGTTGGCAATGTAGATGTGGCCAGCGCGCAGATCACGCGCGAGTTCGATCAAACATCCTATTGGGATCAGATGGTGAAGTTGGCACAAGATTATGGCGTGCAATTTACGACACGCGTCGAGCGTGAGCAGGGTAAGCCGTTGACTGTTTATATTGATTGCGCTTATCGACTTGGCATCGATACAAATTTTTTATTCCACGATGCAGACAATGCAAATATGCGGATTGTTGATGCGCAAGTCAAGGGGCCGGTCTGGAACAGCGTGATGGGGATCGGCTCACAAGTAACGCAAGGGAGCAGGCTCAAATCAGGACCGTATGTGGATGCGGCATCACGTGATTCTCTTCGGCTGCGCTCAATCGTCAAACAGTTTGATAAAGCAAAAACACAAGACGCCCTAGATGCAGCAACCATGAATTACTTGGTCTCTTCAAAAGCCAAGCGTCTGAGTTTGACGGTCGAAATCGAAGAAAAAGCGGATGCATTTAATTATGTTCGTCTTGGCAACACCGCCCTGGTACATGCTTCAAAGTTGCATTTGCCAGGTGGGGTACGTGGCTGGCGTGGCACGATGCAAATGATGTCATTCGAGTTCAAAGAAAAAACCAACATTATTTCACTGACGATGGAGGCACAAATATGAGTCTGTTAGATCAATCTGATCCTGAAGCACCGGAAAACAAAATATTGATTCTCGAAAAACGTGTCGAAGCGCTCGAGCAGCGTTATTCGGAACTCAATGATCTTTCGGAACTTACACCTGTTCTAGGAATGCAATCTGCCCAAAGCATAGATTATCCGGCTTTCACAGCAGATGAAGACGGCATCACATTCCCCGATGCAGGCGACGCCATCAATTTTGACGATGTTGAATCCCACGGCACGATCAGCCTGATCCCATATTTTGCTTACAGCGGGAATCGGTCAGGCATCAATATTTTGCATTATCTCAATCCTGGCGCGAACCTGATCACCAATGGAGATTTTGAAACAGGCGATCTTACCGGTTGGACGATTACCGGTGGCGCTCCGGTTGTGCAATCCAATTATGTCAAGAACGGTTCGTATGCCCTGCAGATGGCGTTGACCGATTATCTGCAGTCGAACCGTATCTCGATTTTGAGAAACGCTTATTACGCTCTTTCTATTGGCGCAATGGCGTCTCTCACTTTTGGCATTTCTTGGTATACGTCTGCGGATGCATATATTAGCTCAGTGCAGGGCAATATGTTGCAAGTCGCCACTGATAAATGGGGGCGCATGTATTTGATCGGACTAGCGCCATCCAACGCAGCTTATGCCAGAGTCTTTTTTCAAAATGGCGCGTGCTATGTGGATGATGTATTGTTCTTTTATGTTGAGCAGCCCACGCAATTAACTGTTGGAGGTCTTACTGCATCGGTCAACGGGAGAGATCTACAAAATGCAACTGCTCTTAATGGTTTAGATGAGACAATGATCTCAAAATTTGGCGATGGCAGTGATGGCAATGTGACCATCAACGCAGATACAACGCTGACACGGGATATGTACTATCTCAATCTCACCATCAATGCCGGAAAGACACTTTACACAAATGGATTCATTGTAAGGGTTGCAAGGCAACTCCTTATTCAAGGAACAGGCACGATCGATAGCTCCGGCAAAGATGGGACTGCTGGCGGAACTGGAAACGGCTCAGGTGGCGCGGGCGGTGCAGGCGCGTATACAGGAGGTGCACGTCCATTTTTGCCAATGCCAACTTCCGGTGCAACCGGCGAAGGTGTGACTGCAAGCAGCACATACAATGGTGCAACGAAAATTACACCGACTCCACTGCTCAACTCACAACTAGAGCCGTATACATGGATGGCTGCAATGGGTGGTGCAGGCGGAGCTGCTCATGGTGTTTCTGACGGCACAACGGCATTGCCGGCGGCCACGATCGCAGGTACTCGAGGCGGCAATGGCGGCGCGGCCACCGGGACAACAACCGGTTCTGTTCGTGGTGGCGGGGGCGGGGGCGGCGCAGGAATCATATTGATTTACGCATATACCATCAACAACTCTGGCACCATCAAAGCTAATGGCGGCAAGGGTGGAAACGGCGTAACCAGTGGATCACTACAATCTGGCAATGGCGGCGGCGGTGGTGGTGGAGCGATCATCATTTTCTACCACGATGCTTCGAGCACATGTGGTACGCGAACCGTGGATGGTGGAGCAGCAGGCACCGGTGGTAATGGCGGAACGGCAGGCGTAGGTGGCATCAGTGTTGCCTACAAGATATAGGCAGAAAATGAATATCAAATCACCACCTGTGCTCGACATCGCATACAACAATATGTTCACGAAGAATGTGAACGGCAAAGACGTTGATTATCCGCCTGATTGGTTAAGCGTCAGTCCGCTTCCGGCGGCCGTGATCTGCAAGGCAAGCGAATGGGTGGAAGATACGAGCTTCGGCTCAAACTGGCAGCAGCTCGGCGCACTGAAGGTTCCGCGCGGCGCATATCATTTTTATCGAGATGCGTTGGGTGCTAACAATTACAAAATATTTGTTTCCACGCTCAAGAAATATGGCGGTGTTAAAAACGGCGATGTGCTTGTGTTGGACGCCGAGGAGCAAGGCAAGCTGAGCATCTCGGCGATGTTGGACTTCCTGTGGGGAGTGGAACAGGCGCTTGGTAATCGGCCGATCATCTACTCGACGGCCGCGCTGCTAAATGCGTTGAATTTCAAGAAGTTAAACGCGGCGCAATTGCAATACATCAAAACAACTCCGGTGTGGGTGGCTGGATATCCGTCTGCCCCAGACAGCTTCGATGCGCCACCAAAGGTTTATATTCCGGACCAGACGCGATATGGGAAAGTCGTGTTGTGGCAGTATGCATCTGAATATCCATCTGCGCTGGCTGGATATCCAAACATCCCGGGCGGTCTCGATCTTAACTGGGTAGACCCAACATTCATGGATCAGTGGCGCACTTTGACCGGCGTAACTGCGCCAGCTCCCGTAGTGATCACTGAAGTGGACGTGAAATATAGCGATGGAACGACTAAGACAATCATCCATCCGACAAGCGTGTGGGTAGATGGAATGGAGATCAAGTAATGTACGCGAGAGTCAAACACTACAAACAAATTAACAAGATCGCG